TCGTGCAAGCCAATATGCAATCTGTCGAAAAAGCAATCTACACCGAATATGACGAAGTTACAGAATAACCCAATAGAAGTTCGCTGCCAGGTAAGCGAACTGAGAGCCAACACCGAAAGCCGCACCATCGTAGGCTATGCCGCCAAGTTCGAGTGTTGGTCAGAGCCCATCATGGGCTGGTTTCGCGAGAAGATCGACCGCGATGCCTTCTCCGAGTGCGATGTTACGGATGTGATTATGTGCTTCAACCACAACATCGACTCAATCCTCGCCCGCACCACCAGTGGAACACTCACGCTCTCGACCGATGATGAGGGACTCCGCTTTGAGTTTGAGGCTCCCGCAACCTCGCTTGGCAATGACATGGTGGAGCTGGTGCGCAGGGGCGACATCTCGAAGTGCTCCTTCAAGTTCACTGTCGAGGAGGACGAGTGGCTCTATGCCAGCAAGGAGAATGGCCTCGAATACGATGAGCGCACCATCCGCAAGATAGACAAGCTCTACGATGTATCGCTGGTGGTCTATCCCGCTTACAACGACACCGAGGCCAGCCTTCGCCATCTCGAAGAACGCAAACAGCAATTCCTTAATACACAACACAATGAAGAAGATAATCAAGACACTACTGAGGGCGTGGCAGTGGACTCTACGGAGGATTCTCGTGCCGACAGCCAAGTTCATCGTGCGACACCTGGAGAGATTTATTCAAGCGCACGAGCAAGATTAACACAAACGCTAAAACTCAAAAACTAAACCCTACACTATGAGTAAGCTTAAAACACTTAAAGAGAAACGCGCAACCATCTACACCAGCATCGATGAGTTGCGTCAGGCTACCGATGGCAGAGAGATGACTGCCGAGGAGCAGCAACGCTGGGACACTATGCTCTCGGACTACGACAAGGCTGACAAGGCGGTCGAAGCCGAGGAGCGATTTATGGACATTCAGCGCAAGCAAGCCGAGCAGGAGGTTGCGGGGCGCGACTCGTTACTCGGTCAGACCATTGGCGAAGAGTACCGCAGAGCCTTTGGCGATTACTTGCTCAACGGAGCTTCGGGCATCTCGTCCGAGAGCCGAGCCACCATCGAGCAGCGTGCAGGCATCGCTGGTTTATCGGGCGGTCTTATCATCCCGAAGACCCTCGCCTCGGAGATTGAGGTGGCACTCAAAGCATACGGAGGTATGTTCGAGGCAGCAACCATCCTTAACACCTCGCATGGTGGCGACCTTATCTTGCCTACGGTCAACGACACCAGTGCCAAGGCAACCATCGTGTCGGAGTACGATCAGAGCACCAAGCGAGCTCCTTCGTTCGGCTCTGTTGTACTCAAAGCTTACACCTACCGCACCCCGATCATCCCCGTATCGCAGGAACTGATCCAGGACTCGGCATTCGACCTTGATGCACTTCTCAGCCGCCTTCTGGCAGACTCTTTCAGTCGCGGTGTGAACGAAGACCTCACAACTGGTAATGGTACGGGCAAGCCTACGGGTATTGTCACCGCAGCGACAGCCTGCACAACACAAGCAGCCGCTGCGTCTATTAAGCTCGATGACATCATCGACCTTATCAAGTCGGTAAACTCGGCTTATGCGCGTAACGGCAAGTTTATGTTCAACCGCAACACGCTCTGGGAGCTCGCCAAAATCAAGGATCAGACGGGTCGCTACATCTGGCAGGACTCAACCAGGGAGGGTACGCCCGCCACGCTCTTCGGTAAGCAGTATGTGCTCAATGACGATATGGCGGATATCGGTGCAGGCAACGCCTCGGTGCTCTTTGGCGACCTCACGAAGTACAACATTCGTCTGGTGCAGTCGTTCCGCGTAATTCGCCTCAATGAGTTGCTGGCGGAGTACCTCTCTATTGGTCTCTTCGGCTTCGCGCGTGTCGATGGTAACCTCCTCGATGCTGGTACTAACCCCGTAAAGAAACTCGTACACGCTAAATCGTAATCCGTATGTCAGTCCCCATTTCATTAGAACTCGCAAAGGCGCACCTCCGCATTGGAGATGATACCTCGCTCGATACGCTTATCGAGCAGTATCTGGAGATGGCTTTCGCTATTGCCGAGGATTATACCAATCGGAAGCTCACAGAGGGTTACTCTGAGGAAAACCTCCCTGCGTCCATTCGAGCAGCGATTCTTCTGATCCTGGGGACTCTTTTTGACAACGAAGCCGATGTAGTTGTTGGTCGCTCGGTGGCGCAGCTACCACTCACAGCCGAGAAGCTCCTCCAACCTTGGCGTGTCCACCCTTATAGCAACGAAGAGGATGTTTAACCATAGAATCGAAATACACAAGTACCGAGAGGTACGCGATGCCTACAACGACCGCACGAAGGAGTTGCAGAGGGTGGCTATATGCTACGCCCAGCGCACCGAGGCGGGCGGCAGGGAGAATCTCTATGCGGGTCGCATCGTCCACGAGAACGAGGTGGTCTACACCATACGCTATCGTGCAGGCTTGCTGGCGGGAATGGTCGTCAAGGACGGGGAGTCGCTCCGCAAGATAACCTCCATACACGAGGAGGGACGCAGATGGCGGCTACACCTTAAAACTACCAAAACCGATGCTGAAGATTGAGGTTAAAGGCTACCGCGAGGCGAAGGCACTGCTGGATCAGCTGCCCAACAATATGCAGAAGCGTATGCTCCTGGCAGCACTGCGCTCCTCGGCAAAGCCGATGCTGCAGGGCGCAAAGAGCAAAGTACCCGTAAGGTCAGGTAGGTTAAAACGCCAGCTGCGCATCGTGCGCTTCCGCGACCGCAGTGCTCCTAAGTCCGAGGTGTCGATAGCAGTAAAACCCGTCTTCGAGAAGACCAAGAAGAAGGGCGCGATCAACCAATACTACGGCAAGTTTATCCACGAAGGAACAGCCAACCCGCGTGTGCCACGCAAGAAGGGCAAGACTCTCGTCTTCGAGAATGCTTCTGGCGAGAAGATCTTTGTTAAGAGCGTCAAGGGCATTCGTCCTACGCCCTACCTGGAGCAGGCGTACACCGAGAACTCGGAGCGCGTGGTGGCATCCTTTGGAGATGAACTCGCAACGGCTGTCGAAAAGTTTGTCAGTAGGAACTTCAAACCCGTAGAGAAATGAGCGATTTCAAAGTCGAGATACTCGCCCTTTTGGAGGCTGCGCTTCCAGAGTTGGGCGACCGCATACAGGCGGGAGCTGTCGATGAACGCACAGCCACGCCCTTTGCTGCTTATACCACGCCCGAAGAGACTCCCATACGCACCAAGAGTGGCATTGCTGGCTATCTGACAACCTTTGAGGTGTCGCTCTACGACAAGCGCATCGCTTCACTCGAACTGCTGCGCCATAGAGTGATTGCCGCCCTGGAGCGCAAAGAGCTGGGCGAGAAGGTGTGCACCTATCGCTCCTCCACAACGGATTACTATCCCGACTACGACCTACATGGTGCTACGATGACATTTAGAATTGTGTAACCCAAAACCCTATATAACCTATGGCTGAAACTGATAACAGAAAAATTGTGCAAGGCGAGGATATCATCATTCTCCTGGACGACAAGCCGACACTCCACGCCACCACGCACAACCTCAAAGTAGACCTCGAACTCAAGGATATCCGCACCAAGGATACCAATGGCAAGGAGAAGTTCCCTGGCGATATTTCGTGGTCGGTAGATGGCGATGGCTTGGTGGTCATCGACCCCGCAATCGCCTCCTCGCACTCCTCGGAGGATGTCCTCGCACTGGTGCTTTCCAAGAAGCTCGTCAAGGTGGTCTTGAAGTCGCCCGTATCGGGACTCAAGAAGACCTACTCTGGCGAGGGATACATCACTTCGTTCTCGCTCTCAACGCCTGCGGGCGACAACTCGACCTACAACTTCTCACTATCGGGTAGTGGCGACCTCACGCCCGCAACAACCTAACGCATATGGCAGAGATTACTATCAAGGGTAAAGCCTACCCGATACACTTCGGACTGCGCACGCTCAACCGCTTTGCCATAATGCGGAACGAGGAGTTCTCGGACATCATCACAGCCAAGAATGCTCTGGCATCGTTTGATGCGATTGTCGAGTTGGCTGTGATGGGTCTTAACGATGGCGCGGAGCGTGCTGGCAGCGACCACCGCTTTACCGAGAACGATGTGTGGGACATCTTCGAGGAGGAGCCAGAGTTGATACTCATCGTAAGCGAGATGTTCGTGGAGAGCATCACACCGC